ATGCAACCTTCAGTGATTGAACAGCTCACGGTGCAAATGCTTTGTGAGATCTACAAGAAGCTCGGGATCAATGACAGCTTTGATCCCGATCTCGTTAGCAGTGCTGTTGCATCGAATGACCTTTGGGTGCTCGATTGGGCTTACGATATTAGAGACGAGCACAGCCATAATCCGCACCATGTGACGGCAGTCGTTGATACCTTGGATATGTATTCGTTTCTCCAAGATAGTTACGAACGCCTTTCTCCTGCTGAACAGGCAATAGTCGAGGGTGAGGTACCTCGGGCGTCTTCCCAGATTCAATTCCGCGGCTATGACGGAAATAACGAACTTGACTACAGACGGGCCGTTCGTTACTTAGTGAATGATCTGGATCGTTTCGAGTCGATGAAAGATGTCGCCACTTTGAACTCTCATAGCCCTGTAGTCGAAATGTATGCGCGGATGTACGAGGTGTTTGAGCCGATAAGAACGGGGCTCATAAACCGCCTTATGGCGCCGCTTGAGATTGTTGCGGTATTACAGGCAGCAGTTCATCCAAGTAACCGCCGATAGCGAATAAGGATCTTGCCCACCTTTAAGTGGGCATGATGCTAATTTTCACGGAATCCAAGCATCTTTGACACTATGCCAGCCATGCTCTTGGTGTCCTTCGGTATCCATCTCCCGTAATGCTTTCGCACCATAGTTGTATCGGCGTGCCCCAGTTGCCTGGCCACCCATTCGACCGGGACGTAACTCGACAGCATCTGGCTGGCAAACGTGTGGCGGCATTGGTTAGCGCCTCGGTGGCGAACCTCTGCTTTTTTCAGATGTGCGGTGAACCAATTGCTCAATGTCTTTCCGTTCCAGAGTAAACCGCTGGTCGAACTGCGGAAAAGGAACCTGACTTTCATCCTCTTGGACGTGATGTTGTCTCGTTGGATAACGGTGATCTCTTCGGCTACAGCTTCCTTGGCTGTGGCAACTATCTCTCGCATCAGTTCGAGGGCTGGGTCTATGAGTTCGATAACTCGGACCCTGGAGCGCTCCTTGGGGACTTTGTATTCGCCGACGACCGATGCCCGGCGAACGTGTACTAGGCCGGCTTCAAGATCTACGTCTTCAACGGCGAGCCCGATCAGTTCGGAAAGGGACAGTCCTGCCCAGCAGTTAAACTCAATCATCCGGGTGTCAGCTCGTCGGTCGGGATCCGCTTTACCGATCAACTCGATTTCGGTGCGACTGAAGGGGTCGGCATGCTCTAGGTCGACGTCCGCCCCGACGTTACTAATCCTGTCGAGCGGGTTGGCCTTTAGGATGCCGTCGCCGAAGGCATCGGCCCAGACTCCACGGACGACGGTGAAAATGTCGTTCACTGTCTTCGGGGCCAGGCCTTGCTTAAGCAGTTGTGCTTGAAACAACTCGATGTCGCTCTTGCTAATGTCAACGATCCGACGCTTACCGAACTTCTTTTCAACGTGTACAGCCTTGCTCACGTAGTTGATGACGGTACTCGAAGCTTTGAGCGCACGCTGAACCTCCAGCCAGCGATCAATACCTTCCTTCACTGTGCGCTTGAGGGAAGGGCCTCCAGTCCCCGTGAACATGGCAGCCCTGGGCGAGTTGGGAAAGTGGGCCGCATAGTCGAAGCGGCCCTCTTTGATTTCCGCAAGAATGGTGCGGCGTTTGTTGTCGGCATAGGCGATCGCGGCTTTGTTTACTTTCGAGATCCCCTCCAAGGGTTCCCGGCACCGTTGGCCGTTAAAGATGAACCAAATGCGTAGTTGCTTGCCGTTCATCTCAACGCCTGTCGGCATCTTGCTGATCATGGTTTCCCTTCCATCCAGCGCTCAATGGCCGCGCGGTTGTAGACGATCACGTTCGCTGGGTCGTAGCGCCAGTGCTTGCCCTCAAGCCACAGACCTCGAGTGCGATATTTGCGAACTGCTTCGGTACTTAGGCCGAAGACTGGGTACAGCAGATCCTGGCGAAACCAGGCGCCTGGTGTGATGTGGAAGTCGAGCTTCTCTGCTGCGCTCATGCTGCCTCCGTCGCGCGGGACGCTGATGTGTGTTCCGGTAGTGACAATGGATCGTCACCCCCCCGGGCGATGCCTGCATTCAAATCAGCCTTTCTGCCTGCCAACATGCCGGCGATCTGGGCATCAAGGTCGAGTTCGATTTCCTGGGGTTTGCGTGCTTTCCCGATGGTGATGTTTGATAGGTATTCCGCTATTAACGCCTTGTCTTGGCTCTGCACTGCTATCAGTCCGAGCCCATCACTTATCGCGCGGGTTTCGTCATCGCCCTGTGGGACTAGTGCCAGAAGCTTTCCGTAGACCTCGGCAACCCATGCCAGGGCGAAATGATCACCTGCAGTTTCTGCGGAATACGAACTGCGGTACTTGCCTGATCGGACGCCGGCGGCGTATTGCTTGCGCGCTAATTTTAGCTTGGTGAGCAAGGCTTCATAGGCGTAGAGGGCGATGTGTTGAGAGGGTGTGACCCCGATGAAGGATGCCCGCTCCACGACTCGGTTTTTGGCCTTACACCACCCCTGAACGCGCAGTGAAGAGCAATTGAACGCTGCGGCGACGGACGCGCTGAGTTGTTGGTCCCAGGCTGGTCTGCGTTCGTTGCGAGAGAACTGCGACTCTACTTCGCCAACGTCGCTGAGCTTCACGTCCATTTCAGTCAGGCGGTATTCGCGCATCAGAGCCTGAGCTTGCCGCAAGGCGGTCGCAGCTTCATTCTCATTAGCGCTTTGCGATAGGGCCAGGCAGTGCTTTATTTTGCGGATCGCACGCTCAAGTTTCTTTTCATCAATGTGATCGCTGGTCATGCCGCGTGCCTCCGTCGATGGTTGCTCTGCATCAGGTCCATCAGTCGCGAGAAGAAAGCCGCTGACGCGTATTCCGCTGGCAGTGGGACGATGGCATCCGCCATTGGCTCTATGCCGCGCAGGCAATCCCACTCTCCAGGGTGCTCTGGCATTAAGTCGCGGCGCTCGGTCGCCAGTGCGACCATGTCGGCCTGTTTCACGCAGGTGGGCAGGTCAGGCTGGATGTCGAAGCGCTCGCAGACCGCAAGCCAGATCTGATGCTCAACGTAGTGATACTCAGGCAGCACAGCCTTGAGCGGGCGCGTCATGTCGCCGATGTAGGCTTCGGTCGCGTCGTGCAGCAGCGCCACCAGCTGGTACTCGACGGGTACCAGACTTGCAACGATCAGGCTGTGCTGCGCCACGCTGTAGTGCGCTCGGGTGTGCCCGTTGAATCGGCACAGACGCGACAGGGCGTGGGCGATATCCACCGGCTTGATCATGGCGGCGGTCGGGCGCAGCAGTTCGAACTGCTGGCCGCTTTGGGTGAGGATCCAAGTCATGCTGCATCCTCCGTCACTGATTGAGTTGGATAGCCTGAGACCCATATCTTCGCGGCGAAAGCGACGAGGTCTCGCTGCTGGTGGGTTACCTTGGCGACTAATGTTTCGGTCCCAGGGAATGCTTGCCATGTTTCCACTGCGAGACGCAGCGTCGCGCTGACGTTGGTCAGCAGCGCATGGTCTGCGAGAGTGCAGGGCGGTTCGGATCGAGCTTGCTCCGCATTTCGGAGTTCGATCTGGTGTTGGAGGTCTTGCCTCAAGCCCTCGACCTCTTGGCTGTGGAGTTCATTCAGGCCGTTCAGACCCTTCGAAAGCCCGCGGGCGTATGCTTTCTGAGTGGCCTTGATCAGGTAGAACGCAGTTGCGATCCAGCCGATTAACAAGCCAATAACGATGATGGTGGTTTCGGTTTGCATGTGCTGTATGCCTCGTTAGAGCCCGCCGCCGGACAGTTTTGGTGAGAGGACGGCGACGGGGTGTTGCAGGGAGTTAGTTAGAACGTGGCTTCATAGAGCGGCACGTCGGTGATGTCGCCTTCGATCTTGGCGCGCACGGCGTTGTAGGCTTCTTCGAGCACCTTGTCGGCTCGGACCAGTTCGTACCACATGACCAGGCGGCCTTCCTGAATGCGGTAGCGGAAGCGGGCGGGCACGCAGAAGGTGTCGCCGCCGAGGAACGGCTTGAGCGCAATGAAGAACTCTTCGGGGATACGCAGCTGACCAGCTTCGCCTGCGCGCCCGTCGATCTCTTCGTTGTAGGTCAGTTGCACCTGGCCGTTGTCGAGGCGGGTGCCCTGGCGGAACGTGATGTTCTTCTTCGCTTCTAGAGTGCGGCTGATTTCGAGCATATCCGCAGCGCTTGGGGTGTTCTCATGCTCGGGGTGGTGGGTGATGTCCTTCACGTTGTCTTCGATGAATTCGGCGAAGGTGGCCTGGTCCATCCGCTTGCGGTCCTTTTCCTTCCAGTTGCCCCATTCGACTGTGGTCGGGCAGCGGTACGTTGCGACATGATCGCGCCAGGCGGGTGCGGCCGGATCGTGGTAGTCGATGACTGCCGTGAAAGTGCGGCCTTCGGGGCCGTTGCAAAACACTGCCGTAGCCTGGGTGGAAAAGCGATTCACGTAGCTGATGAACGACTCGGCATCGAGCACGGTGAGCTTCTGCTTGATGCGTGAAGGTGCGGGCAGCAGGTGTTCCAGGCTTTCGATGCTCACCCCGTTCGGTACGAGTGCCAGCGGCGCAGGGATGCCCTCGACCGCGATGGGCTTGCCGAGGGATTGGGCGAGGGTGACCAGGTGCTGTAGGGCTTGTTGCATTGGATGTGCTCCAGTGTGTGACGATTTGGTGAGAGGTTGGTGGGGCGGTTGTTACTGGCTGACCTGGCGCAAAGCTCCAGGCCCGGGTTCATCCTCGACACTGCGCAGCGGGATTTCCTGCTGGCGTGGGTCGCGGCGGGTGATGTTGCCTTCGGGCGTGAGGAAGAACAGCGACGTTCCGCGCGCCAGTACAGGCTCTTTGGTCTTTACGTCGGCCTTCACTGTCATCTGGCCGCCGCCATCAGGCTTGTAGGTAAGCTTGATGGTCAGATCGCCGCCCTTGCCGGTCATGCGGATGGCGTCGATCAGGCTGTGCTGGGCCTCGGTGAGTTCGTCCAGCAGGCCACCGGCCTCGATGTCGCGCAGGGTGTCCATAAAGGGACGTGCTTTGGTGTTCATGTGCTGTGCCTCATTGGCTGTGTCACCCCTGGTCGGCAGGGGCTACCGTTTGAATCAGGCCGCTTGCTTCGTCGCTTGGGCGTCGAGATAGTTGGCCAGGTCGTGGAGGTAAACGACGGGCTTGGCACGGGCCGAGCAGTGCAGCCGCTTGACCACCAGCGCGATACGACCTGCCTTGATTTCGCTCAGCAGGTAGCGGTCGGTGCGTATGTGCGTGAAGTACTGTTCACGCACTGCGGTTAGCGTTGGGCACGGCGTGGCGAACTGGCGCCGGAGTTGTTCCAGGGTGGTGGTCACGCGGATTCCTCCCCATACCCCTCCTTTCGGGGCACCAGCTTGAGGCGGATAAGTTCGGCTAGACCTTCTTTGCTCTTGCCCTTGGCAGCGGCTAGGACGTTGCCCTTGGCATCCGCGACAACGGCGCCATATGGGTATTCCGGGCACTTGACCGGGGTTACGTAGGCGATTTGGCCCTCGGAGATCACGGCGTCAACGCACCGGAACACTTCGGCCAGCTCGACCGACACGCAAGGCAGCGCTTCCAGCAGCTCGACGGCTTCCGCCGAAGCGCCAATCAGAGTGGCGCGGCTGATCACTGTCGGGTGATTAAGGAACATAGGCACCAGTTTTAAGGCGCCTACAGCGGAGTTGATGGCGTTCGGCTTCATGCTGCGGCGTCCTTTTTGGTGATGGCGATGTCTAGCTTTTTTGCGATCCACTCAACGCCCGACTCTTTCACCATCACCACTGCGTAGTGGGTGTAGTTGCCAAGCGTTGGATTCCAGCGGCTGCGGGCGTCTGAAAAGAGGTGGCCACGGTCGCGATGCGCGCTGGCCAAGTCGCCGGATGAGTTGAGTACGCCGAGTTCCCGCAACCTGGTGCGGAAGGCGCGGGGCTTGAGTCCGAGCAAAGCTGCTGTTTGATCCAGGGTGCGGTTCATGACGGCGGCCTCAGGCAGAGATATGTTCGGACTGTTGCTGCAGGCGACGAATCGTCAGGAACACCTCGTCCAGCGAGCGTAGGAATGCCTCGACCGTGCCGTAGTTGGGCAGCGTCAAATCGGCGGGATTAGCCGCGATACCGGCCTCGCTGATATGTGGGTTCACCGTGAGGGCATTGGGCCGGATGATATGGATGACCGTCCCGCCCCTGCGGCGGATCAGTTCTGCTTCGTTTTCGAAGCGTACGTCGCTGACAACAAATCCGAGAACGGCCCCCAATGCATTACTCATATAGTCGAGGTTCTGCTCAGCGAGCTTCACCCACACATCCGGGTGCACAGTGTTGCGTGCCCACTCGGTGCCCATCGACTGCATAAGTTGGCGGGGCGAGCGGTCCAGCCAGCCGAGCGGCAGCTCTTTGCGGTCGCCTTCAAAGTCGGTCGGATCGAGGTTGAAGATCGCCATCAGGCCATCACGGAGCGGGTCGGCGAAGGCGTATTGCTCCAGTAGGTAAGTACGCGCCAAGTGTTCGGCGGCAGTGGTCTTGCCAGAGCGAGCGCGGCCGGTGAGGCCAATCAGGATCGGTCTCATGCTGCATCACCTCCCCATGGACTCCGGTCATCGGTAGCGATTGCTACCGGGGCGGGCGCCATGGTGGCGCGTCCCAGATTGACGATGACCAATAGGCCGGTGCTGCGCTGAATACGCTCTACCGCGCCCGGGCTGGTCGCCGCAGCCGGGTGGAGGTAGACAGGGCAGCGGGTGGTGCTGTGCTGTGTTGTTTGCATGGCTCGTACTCTTTGGTGAGAGGTTGATACGAGTGCAAAATTAGTATTACTGATTTAATAAGTCAACAGTAACACTTATAAAATGGCGCAAATAAAATTAGTAGGCGAAAAAAAAGACCTCTAAGGGCCTTTTCGATTTGCGGGAGCGTCAGAGCATTACGGAGTACCAGAACACTTTGCCAATCACGCGAATGTGCTGCTCCACGTAGTCGCCATCGTAACGCTCGTCAGGATGCTCATCAGTGTTATAGCTGCGAAGGCGTAGGCCGGAGCCTGGCAGGCGGTAGAGCAGTTTCACGCGCAGTTGGCCGTCATGGTCGATTGCATACATCTTGCCGTCCTGGATGGTCGTATTCGCGGTATCGACCCCGACTGTACTGCCATCCGGTAGCACGGGCTCCATGCTGTTCCCGGTTACAGGCACGCAGCCAGCAGCGGCCGGATCAATACTCTTTCGTTTCAGGGTTCGTTTGCCGAATCGCAGCTTGCGCCCGTTTGTTTCAAGCATCACCTCAGATCCCTTGCCGGCAGACAATTCCACTTCTTTAAAAAATGGCAGCTCGACCTCGTCTGGGCCGAGGGGCGTGTCGTCATCCCATACTTCAATCGGGTGCATTTCCCAGTCAGTGCTTGCTGATGTTTTTTGGTGTTCTTGCGAATTCCGCAGGCGGGGCATCTCCGCTATAGCAGCCAATCGCGGGCTTACTTCGTCGAGCGAAAAGCCCAAAACGCTCGCGAATTTTATGAGGGCGCTGATGTTGAGGGGGATGCGCCCATTCAAGTACTGGCTAACGACACTTTGTCCAGACCATTCGCAGAGATCGGCGATTTTGTCTTGGGTGAGGGTCGGGTCGTTCCGCTTGCGATCCTGAAAAATAGCTTTAAGGCGCATAGCCTCGGCTTTTCGGGTCTCGTCATCGGCGGCTAAAGGTATTGAGATAGTCATGTCACCCAATTTATAAGGAAGACTTATATTATCAAAACAGTGTTGCGACTTTTTCTCTTGCTGTTTAAAAGAAGTAACACTAATATCCATGCCGAAACGCCCATTCGAGGAAACGTGGATGGCTAATGAAATAGGTATTCCCTTGGAAGATTTCGCTGAGGGGAAGACTCAACCAGAGCTGGCTTTACTCATCGGGGTTTCGCAAAGCGCGGTGTCTCAAATGCTGAACTCGGCACGGGATATCCGAGTGCGAGTTGATGAGAAAGGGGCGTGTTTTGCGGTGGAGATTCGACCAATCGGATCGCGCCGCAAGCCCAGAGCTGCATAAAAAAGGGTGCCGGACTGGGGCCTCTCACCAAAGATCCCCCAGTCCGGCTACGACGACATACAGCACATGCACATCGGTCGTGGTCGTAGGATAGGGCGTGCCCCTTTCTATGGCTAGACCGTAAAAGGGGTATTTACGGTTATGAGTCGAACAGATAAATCGCCGGCCGCTGGGCCGGTTCTTTCGCTCCGCAAAGCGATCTATCGCGCGGCACATGATTACCGGGGCGGCGTGACTGCCTTGGCACTTGATATGGTGCTCGATTACGACAGCCTGCAGAAGAAGGTCAAGCACGACGAAGAGCGTCGCTGGCTGGACCCTGATGAGCTGGAAGAGGTGATCAGGTTGACCGGCGATCCTTGCCTGCTGGATGCCTTGGTCAGGCCAGCGGGTGCCGTTTGGTACAAGCCAATTCCGGTACCGGCAACTGCGGATGCGTTGAAGGCCGTCGGCAAGATGCTCGAGGAGTCGGGCCAGTTCGTGGCCTGTATGCACGACGGTGCTGCAGACAATATCTGGGAGCCCCACGAAGTACTACGACTGGAGCAGCGCGGCATGGATGTTATTCGTGAGGTGCTTGGCATCATGGCAGGTGCCCGCAAGGCGATGGAGGGCGCTGACAATGTCTGATGATGTCGATATCGCCAACGAGGCCGCCGAACAGTTTCGCCTGCGTGCACTCGCAAATCGCCCACGCCCGACATGCTCCGTCAGCGCGCAATTCTGCGAGGATTGCGACGAACCTATCCCGTTACTTCGTCAACAGGCCGTGCTGGGTTGTGCTACCTGCGCCAGTTGCCAGGGGTTGCGGGAGCGGCGGCGATGAGTGAGCAATCCACCAGCACCGCGATATCGTCCTGGGCTCGCCGCTACATCGAAACCTTCAATCTCGCCCTGGTCCCAATTGACCCGGGCGAAAAGGGTCCGAAGGGCAAGGGTTGGAACAAGCCGGGCGGCTACATAACCGACCCGGTCGCCGCCGAAGCATTTTGGCAACGCAATCCCAATCACAACCTGGGCGTAGTGCTCGGGCCAAGCCGTGTTTGCTCGTTGGACGTTGACGATGTGCAGTGGACGCGGTTTGTATTGTTTGATCAGATGGGCCTTGATCTGGATGCCATGGCAGTGGTCTATCCGACCATCGTTGGCAACCCGCTGCGGTTCCGTGTGCTGTTCAAGATGCCCGACGACATTGAGCTGACGCGCCACTCGCTTTCGTGGCCCAATGAAAAAGACCCCGATGGCTCGATTCACAAGGCGTTGATGGCTCGGGCCAAGGCGGCGAAAGAGCTGGGTGATGCTGTTGATGAGGCCGCAGCGCAAACCGAGGCCGAGGAATACAAGCGCTTCACGGTGTTTGAATTGCGAGCAGGCCTGGTGCAGGACGTTTTCCCGCCATCGATCCATCCAGGCACTGGAAAGCCCTACGCCTGGCGCACGCCGCCGAACGCAGCGGAAGGCCTGCCGGTTCTCACCAATGAGCTGCTGAACATTTGGCAGAATTGGGACGTCTTCAAGCGCAACGCCGAGGCCGCGTGCCCATGGGCGCCAAAGCCCAAGAAGCCTGCCGCGAAGCCCGTCAAGCGTGCGGCGCCAGCTGGTGACAAGCCGTCGGTGATCGACGAGTTCAATCGTTGCCACGATGTTGAGGAACTGTTGCGCGCCCACGGCTACATCAAGCGGGGTAACAAGTGGTTGTATCCCCAGAGCAGCACCGGGCTACCAGGTGTGACGGTCACCGAAGGCAAGGTCTACTCCCATCACGGCGCCGATCCGTTGGCCAACGGTCACCAGAATGATGCTTTTGAAGTCTTCTGCCTGCTGGATCACGATGGCGATCAGTCGAAAGCCGTGAAGGATGCCGCCCGTATGCTGGGCATGCAGCATTCCTCACGCCCGAACCCTCAGGAACTTCCCCCGACCCCATCGGCGGATGCCAGCGAGCAGGACTCCAGCGCCCCAGTTAGTGAGGCCGCTCCTACTGCTGACGGGGGGGCGGGGGAGGCGTTGACCTATGAGCAGGTGCTGCGCAGGTACGTGCTAGTCGAGGGCACCACGCAAGTGTGGGATCTCGACAAGGCACGGACGATGAAGAAAACCGCGTTTGAGGCCCGTGTCGGGAAGCCCCTGGCGAAACAGTGGATGGATGACACCCAGAAAAAGCTGATCTCGGACGATAAGGTCAAAGAGATCGAGCAGGCCCGCAAGATGGCGGGCAAGAAGGGTGGGGCGCTGAACCTTGAGCCGATTGAGCGCTATGTCTATATCGACGGTACCAAGGATGTTTGGGACCGAGAGAAGAAGCGCCGTGTGCCGGAGGGCGCCGTCAAGATGGCCCTCGGCGATATGTATGGCATGTGGTTGAACAGCCCGGATCGCCGCGTGGTTGACGTGGAGAACATCGTCTTCGACCCGACGATGACCAAAGACCCGAACGTCTATATCAACACCTTCGACGGACTGCCCATGGAACCGAACCGCGATGACGCGGCGTGCGAGAACCTACGCTGGTTGATCTCTTTCCTGTGCAACCACGACAAGTCGTCGAGCGATTGGTTGGTACGGTGGTTGGCGTACCCGTTGCAGCACCTGGGCGCGAAAATGGACACCGCAGTGTTAGCTCACTCGACCATGGAGGGCTCGGGGAAAAGTCTGCTGTTCGCTGACGCATTCGGGCTGCTATACGGGCAATACGCGGCTACGGTCGGGCAGACACAGCTGGAAAGCAACTTCAACGCCTGGCAAAGCCGCAAGTTGTGGGCCGTGTTCGAAGAGGTGGTGAGCCGTGATCAGCGTTACAACCAGGTGGGCAAGATCAAGCACCTGGTGACCGGCAAGACGGTGCGTATGGAGTCGAAGTTCATCAACGGTTGGGAGGAAGCCAACCACATGAACGCCGCGTTCCTCAGCAACGAGATTATGCCCTGGCCGATCTCGCCCAGTGATCGGAGAATGTTGGTACTGTGGCCGATGGAGACGCTACCGGTGGAGCGCCAAAAGGCCGTGGGCAGGGAACTGGAGAATGGTGGTGTCGCGGCGCTGTATGCGTGGTTGTTGTCTGTTGACCTGGGCGGCTTTGACCAGCGCACCAGGCCGCCCAGTACTGATGCGCGGGAGCGGTTGGTGGCACTGAGTCGGGCCAGTTGGCAAACTTTTCTGTTCCTCTGGCAATACGGCGAGCTGGGGCGCGATATGTGGGGAGCCTGTTTGTCGAGCGATCTGTACGCGATGTTCCTGGAGTGGTGCCACCGAAACAAAGAGCATGTGATGAGCCAGACGAAGTTCTCTTTGTTCATTAGCTCTGAGGTGGACAAGACCCGCGCCATCCCCTGGACCGACGGCAGCAATCGCAAGTTCGGGGCGTTCTTTTTCCCTCGGGGTGAAGGCGCTTCCCAGCCCCCATCAGTCAGTTCGGCCGATCTGGGCAAGGCGGTGGTTGCCTGGCGGGCGGCGGCGCGCCTGGCGGGCTGGAACGTCGACAACTGGGACCATATCAAGGCGGCTGCAGCATGAGTCCGACTAAATGTGTGTTGGGTGTGTTGGGTGTGTGTTGGGTTGGTTTTCGATACCCCACACAATATCGAGCCTTCTATTTCGAGGCTTTGCGCCTGCTGTGTTGGGTGTGTTGGGTTTGTCGTCGCGCACGCGCATGGGCGACGTTATTTGAATCCCTGGAAGCTAGATTTTTTTCTTATGCGAGAACCGTTAAACCCAACACACCCAACACACTCAACACATTTGATTTAAAGCTATTGAATTTAAAGGGTTTTAGTTGTGTTGGGTTTGTGTTGGGTATGGCGTTTTTTGTGTCGGGTGTGATTTTGGATGGGGGAGCAGGGCGATGATCGAGGAAGTCGAAGAACTCATGCAGCATTGGGGTAACCAGTTCAACCAGGTTGGTGATGGTGGTGGGTTGGGTAGCCCGATGGCGACGATTATGGAGTGGGGCGGCTCTGCCCCTCGCAGCACACCGGGATCTCGAGATCTTATGATGGCCTCCGGCGGTGGTATGGATCACGCTGCAATGGAAGTCGCCGCAGCCCTTGCGCAGTTGGAGCGGCAGTCTGATAAAGGTGCGTTGCTGGCGAAGCTCGCACGGAATCGGTATCTGCCGAGGCCTGCGTGGTCGGTTCGATCTCAGTTGCCATTTCTCGGCCTGGGTGATGACGCCGACCGCACCTATCGGAATTGGGTCCATACGTTGCATCAACAGGTGCTGGTGATCCTGACCGTGCGCAGCGCGCCAGGTCGCGCGCGGAACATGCGCGTAAAGTCACCAGCGACCAATCTAACGCGGGCGTCCAGCGTGCCGCGCGTCAGAACTTTCTGACTGCCGTTCGTCTGGAGGAATTGCCTCAAAGCTGCGTCAAAGTGCGTCAAAAGTGCGCCGAGAGGATCAACCGAAAAACACCCCTTTTCGGTTTTTCCGGAGAGGGGTAAAAAGTCCCCACGATATGGAATTTGCGCCTCGGCGCTGACCTCGCACGTGCTGTGCAGCTTCACCCGGCTTCCCTAGGCCGGTCACCTGACCCCGCTTCGGCGGGGTTTTTAATTTCTGCCCAATGGGTGTCTGCAATGGAGTATCAGCATGGGCGAGCCAGCAAGCACGGCTGCAACAGTTGTCGTGGCCGGTGGAGCCGGTGCTGCTGTAACGGGGTTGCTCACTGGCATTGATGGGCTTGCCGTGATCGGCGCTCTCGCTGGTGCCCTGGTGTTCTTTACCACCACCGAGGAGTTGCCAGTGTGGAAGCGGGTTGTCTTCCTGCTGGTCTCCTTTGTGATGGGTTACCTGTTTGCCCCGGGTATGGCTGAGTTAGAACTGTGGGGCATTCGCCCGTTCAAGTACTCCGGCCCGGCGGCGTTCGGTGCCTCGGTGCTGGTGGTGACGGTTGCGCTCGCCATTATCAAACGTCGTGGTCTCGATGCTGAACAGCAGGGGAGGCAGGATGGATAGTCACCTGATGCAGGAAGTGCTCACCCAGATCACGTTCTGGTTGTGTGTAGCGCTCTTCGTTCGCCTGTTTACCTTCCGCCGCCGTGGTGCGCGGTTCCGCCGTGATATGAGTTGCCTTGCCTGGTTGGTGATGGTGGCGTCCGGTGCGGTGATCGTCTACATCGGCAAGGGCCAGTTGATTATGCCGCGCAACTCTTGGCCGCTGGTGCTGCTGCTGGCGGTGTTCGTCGGGTCGGTGTGCCAGAGTTCGGGCAACCTGGCCAGGGTGTGGAAAGTTGGTTGATGTCTTGGGTCCAGGTGAATGAGTTTTCAGCTGATGCACAGGGGCTTTCCCCTTCAGACTTCAGAAAGTGGATCTGTAGCGTCATGCATCAAAATGGTGCGCCCAAAAGTTGCCGGGGACCCTGGCGGCATTTGAGGGGTACGGGGCATGAAACCCGCGGGAAAGCGTTAGCGGGTGGGCTGCCAGCTTACTGAAATTCAATCCATTGAAATTGAAAGGTTTCCATTGAAAAGCCGTTGAAAAGGAGGGCTTATGACGGATTCACTCTTCCTGTCTAAAAGCGCTTTCGCGGCTCGCATCGGCAGGACGCCGAGCTACATCACTTGGCTCAAAGGCAACAACCGCCTGGTGCTGTCGCCTGACGGCAAGATGGTGGACGTGCTGGCAACCGAAGCGCTGATCCTCGAAACCGCCGACCCCAGCAAGGCCGCCGTCGCTGCTCGACACCAGCAGGACCGGATCCAGCGTGACGTTTACAGTCAACTGTCCCCCCAGGTCGAGCCGACTAACACGGCTGCGCCGCAGCAGCCTATTGCTGTCGGCGCCAGAGGCCACGACTTCCAGAAAGCTCGCGCCATGCGCGAATACAACTTGGCACAGCTGGCCGAGATCGAGCTGCACAAGGCGCAGGGCTCCCTGGTCGCCAGGGATGCCGTCGAGCTGGGCGCCTACAACGCCGGGCGCCATCTGCGGGATCAGTTGTTCGGCCTACTGCCCCAGCTGTCCCACAAGTTGGCAGTGATGACCGACCCTTGGGACATCGAAAAACACCTGACGGCGACACTCCGTAAATCACTGGAAGAGGCTGAGCGCATGTCCTCCTCCGACCTCGAACGAGCAATGACGACGAGCTGACTTATGACCACGGAATTTCCTGACGGTGACCGTGCGTACCGTGAGGCGTATTTCCGTGGTTTGCGTCCTGATCCAGATCTCTGGATCGACGAGTGGGCCGACGAGTACATGCGCATCCCGCGAGACACGGGCGCGCCTGAGCCCGGCCAGTACCGCACCGAGCGCACGCCGTACGCTCGCGAGCCCATGCGCTGCCTGTCGCCGGCTCACCCGTGCCGGCGAGTGATCACGATGGTGGCCTCGCAGCTGATGAAAACGCAGATCGCCTTGAACTGGATGGGCGGCCTGATTCACATGGCGCCGTCTAACATCCTGGCGCTGCTGCCTAGCCTTAGCCTGTCCAAGCGAGTGTCCGGACGGATAAGCAAGACGATCAAGGCAACCCCGGAGCTGGCAAAGCGGGTAGCGGCCAGCCGCTCGCGGGATGCCCGCAATACCATGGACACCAAGGAGTTCGAGGGCGGGGCCTTGTACGTCACGACGGCGGGCTCTGCGGCCAACCTGTCCGAACTGTCGGCGCGCTACATCTACGGCGACGAGGTTGACCGCTGGGAAAACGACGTCGGCCAGGAAGGTGACCCCATCGTGCTGGCGGAAACGCGTGCTACCAACTTTGGCCGCAACGCCAAGATCTACTTCTCCAGCTCGCCGACGATCAAGGGCGCCTCGCGGATCTCGGACTTGTTCGAGTCCAGCGACCAGCGTTACTACTACGTGCCATGCCCCACCTGTGGGCATATGCAGGTGCTGGAGTGGGAGCGGTTGCTCTACAGCAAGGACTACAGCACGGTTCACTACCAGTGCGCCGCGCCTGAATGTGATGTGCTGATCGAGGAGCATCACAAGACCGACATGCTCGCTCGTGGTGAGTGGCGTGCCCACGGCAGCGGCGATGGCAAGACGGTGGGGTTCCACCTGAACGCGCTCTATTCGCCGATTGGTTGGAAGGACTGGCCGTCGCTTGCCGAGGAGTTCGAAGACGCCAAGAAGGCCCAGGCCAAGGGTGACATGGGCTTGATGCAGGTGTTCTACAACACCCGTCTCGCCAAGGTATGGGACAGCGCGCAAGAGCAGACTAAGGCTGAGGTGTTGGTCGCTCGCGCACGGCTGGAGACCTACACCCTCGGCAGCATGCCGGTGGGCGTGCTGATGCTGACCGGCGCCGTCGACGTTCAGGCCAACCGCCTGGAACTGATGGTAATGGGCTTCGGCGTCGGCATGGAACGTTGGGTGGTCGACCACCAGGTAATCTGGGGCGACCCTGCCGATGAGCGCACCTGGGCGGTGTTGGACGAAAAGCTCAAGGTTCGATACCGGCATCCATGCGGTGTCGGCTTGGCGATCCTAGCGACGGGCGTCGACTCCGGCGGTCACCACACCGACGAGGTGTACCAGTTCTGCCGTGTGCGGCGCTGGCGCAACATCTTCGCCATTAAGGGCGCGAGCAAGCCCGGCAAGCCGGTGATTGCTCAACGACCGTCTATGGTCGACGTGACCTGGAAGGGCCAGACCGAGCGCGGTGGCGCCGAGCTGTGGTTCGTCGGTACCGACACCGCGAAGGACTGGATCTACAACCGCTACGCCTTCGAGGACGGCCCCGGTTCGTTGCACTTTGCCAACGACCTGCCGGATGATTTTTTCGCCCAGTGCGTTGCCGAGCGCAAGGTCGCCCGATACGTCAAAGGCTACAAGCGTATCGAGTGGGTCAAGGGCAAGGCTGAGCGCAACGAGGCGCTCGACCTGATGGTGTATTGCCTGGCGATGGCGCATTACCTCGGCATCAACCGGTACCAGGAACACGACTGGGAGCGGGTGCGACAGGCGCTGGCTCAGTCCGGTTTGTTCGACGATGTGTTGGGCGTCAAGCCCGTGCAGGGCGAGCGCGTCGACGCTGACGAAACACCGGCACCGGCACCAGTTGCGGCGCGTCAGTCGCTACCCGCACCTCCACCTGCTGCACCTGTCGCCCAACCGCGACCCGCTGCACCCCCACAACGCCGCAGCTCCACCAGCGGTTACCTGAAGAGACGCTGATATGTCGTTTACCCCGAAGCACCTCGAAGCCATCGAGCGCGCCATTGCACGCGGTGAAAAGACCGTGCGCTACAGCGACCGCACGGTGGAGTACCGCTCCATCGACGAACTGCTCAAGGCTCGTGACGAGATCCGCACTTCGCTGAGTCAAGCCGCCGGGCCGCGCTCTCGCGTGATCCGGCTTACCCACGGAGGCAAGGGAATCTAATGGCCCGACATTATCCGACGCTGACCCGTAACGGATTCTTGCTGCCGTCGAACATCAAGGCCAGTTACGAAGGCGCCGGTGAGGGCCGACGTTCGGCCAGTTGGGAAGCCACCGACAACGGGATCAACAGCATCAACACCCCGGCCCTGCGCAATCTGCGGGCACGTTCGCGGGCGGCGGTGCGCAATGATCCGTACGCGTTCAACGTCATCGACAAGCGTGTTAGCAACCTGATCGGCACCGGCATCACGCCCAGGCCGACTACTGAAGATGCAGAGTTGCGCAAACTCCAGCAGCAGCTGTGGGATGACTGGGTCGATGAAGCGGATGCCGATCAACTGACCGACTTCTACGGTATGCAGGCCCTGGTAGCGCGCACGGTGGAAACGGCGGGCGAGTGCTTTGTGCGGTTACGGCCGCGCAGCCTGAGCGAGGGTTTGGCGGTGCCACTGCAGCTGCAGGCGCTGGCGCCTGAATTCGTCCCGCACGACAAGTTCGAGACGGCCAAAAACGGCAATGTGATTCGCGCCGGGATCGAGTTCAACCCAGCCGGCAAGCGTGTGGCGTACTGGATGTACTTGTCGCACCCACGCGATTCATCGTCGCTGAACACCGGTTACAACCAATTGGTGCGTGTGCCGGCGGCGCAGGTGTTGCACATCTTTGAACCGATGGAGCCTGGGCAGTTGCGTGGCGTGCCGCGTCTGGCGCCAGTGTTGAAGCGCCTGCGCAGTCTCGACAACTACGACGACGCGGTGCTGTTCCGGCAGGAGGTGGCGAACCTGTTCGCGGGCTTCATCAAGCGCCCGGCACCGGAGGCAACGCAGCAGCCTCGCGATCCCGTTACGGGCATGCCATTGAACGTTGACCGCGACGGTTTTACACCGATGGTGGCCCTGGAGCCCGGCACGATGCAGGAGCTGGGGCCAGGTGAAGAGGTGGAGTTCTCCAAGCCACCGGACGCGGGCAACAACTATCCGGACTTCATGCGGCAGCAACTGATGGCTGCAGCGGCGGGTTCTGGTACGCCTTACGAGATCCTCACTGGCGACATGCGCGAGGTCAACGACCGGGCGCTGCGGGTGGTGCTCAACGAGTTCCGGCGGCGCCTGGAGCAACTGCAATTCGGCGTGTATGTGCATCAGCTGTGTCGACCGGTACGTGCGGCCTGGATGGACATGGCGGTGCTGTCCGGCGCCCTGGTGCTGGATGACTACGTGCAACGTCGCCGTGAATATCTGCGCACGCGTTGGGTGCCACAAGGCTGGGCCTATATCCAGCCGGTGCAGGACGTACAGGCGCGGCGGATGGAAGTGCAGGCGGGCTTTGGTTCTCGCAGCGAGATGTGTCTGCGCAACGGCTACGACGCCGAAACCATCGACGCTGAAAACGCCGCCGACCTCGCCAGGTCCACGGACCTCGGCCTCAACTACACCACGCTTGATGCCATCGAGCCGATTGATGACAAGGAACAACCATGAGTAAAAAAGCCAAGCCCCGCGTTTACGACAAGGCGGGCAAGCAGGTAAAGGTCGCCGATAAAAGCTGGTACACCCTCCAGGCCAGTGGCGAAGCCGAGCAACGCAACATCGAAATCTTCGTGTATGGCGAGATCGGCGCCTGGGGCGTCACCGCCAATCAGTTCGTGCAGGATCTGCGCGCCATGGATGACGGCGCGTCCCCCGTGATTGTCGCGTTCAATAGCATCGGCGGTGATCTGTTCGACGGCCTGGCGATTCACAACGCGCTGTCGCGATTGGGCGAGCGCTGCACCGGTCGCATTGATGCTCTGGCGGCCAGCGCGGCCAGTGTCGCGGTTTGTGGCGCTCACCGAGTAGTGATCGCGGCCAACGCCATGTTGATGATTCACAACCCTTACACCTTTACCGGTGGTGATGCCGAAGACTTCCGCCGCGTCGCTGACGTGCTGGACCAGACCCTGGAGGCGATTATCGCGGCCTACAAAGCCAAGGCGCCGGACATTGACGAAGCCGAGCTGCGGCGCATGGTCAACGCTGAAACCTGGCTCACGGCCAACGAGGCGGTGGCGCTGGGCCTGGCCGATGAAGTCGGCGACGGCCTCAAAGTCAGCGCTTGTCTCGGCCAGGGCAGCGTGTTGCAGCGTTTCCAGCATGCCCCTCCTGAGCTGCTCGCCCAACTGGACGAAGAGCCGGAGGTCGATCCGCCGGAACCAGATCCAGCCCCCGTGTTGGACGCGTCCAAGCTGGCGCTGATGGTCACACAGGGTTGTGCAGCAGCGGGGATCAGCAACCTGGTGGAACCGCTGCTCGCCGCAACCAAGCTCGAAAGCGAAGCGGTGATCCAGGCTGCACTGACCAATGCGAAAACGTTGCACGGTCTCTGTGTAGCAGCACGGCTGCCAGAGTTGACCGGTGAATTCATCACGGCCGGCCTCGACGAAGCCGCAGTCCGTGCACGGCTGTTCGACAAGCTTGTAGGCAGCGGCGGCGGTTTTGAAATTAACAACAGCCTGCCGCTGGACGATGATCCAGCCTCAACGGTCAAGGCCAAGCAGGTCGACACTCACTCAATCTGGGCCACCCGTCAGGCGGCGCAGAACGGTAACTCGAAAGGAGCAAGAGCATGAAAATTGAATCGATGCACGCAGGCGAGTTCCTGCTGTCTGAGGGCGCCGGCAATATTTCCCGCGAAGCGATCAATGTAGCCGCCGGTGCCGCTCTGGAACCGGGTCAGATCCTGGGGCTGGTCACCCTCACCAGCGAGTTTGCCCCGTATCAGCCGACCGCCGAGGACGGCACCGAAAATGCCATCGCGATCCTCTACGGGCCACTGGGCGAATCGGATGTAGTCCGGCGCGGTCGTGCCATCGTGCGCATGGCCGAGGTGAGCGAAGCCCATTTGACTGGCCTCGACCCCGCCGCCGAAAAGGCCCTGGCTACCCATTTCGTGATCGTCCGCTAAGACGCTCACCCTTTTTATCCATCCCGCTGCGTGCGGGATTTTTCGTTTCTGGAGAGTACCCCATGGCCGATATCGCCATTTTTGAAGACGATGCGTTCAGCGTTTCCTCGTTGACCGCTGCAATCAATGACCAGGAATACCTGCCGGGCCGCATCAGCAGCCTCGGCCTGTTCCGCGAAGAAGGCATCAGCACCCTGACCGTGCAGATCGAGAAGGACGGTGACACCCTGGCCTTGGTACCGGCGGGTGAACGCGGTACTTCGGGCCTGGTGGTCGGCGGGACCAAGCGTCAGATGATTCCCTTCAACACTGTGCACTTGCCTGAACGCTTCACCATCAAGGCCGATGAGATCCAGGGCATCCGAGCTTTTGGCTCGCGCACTGAGCTGCAGTCCGTGCAGGACGTCGTCAACAAGCGCTTGGCGAAGGCCCGCCGCCAGTTGGATGCCACTCACGAATTCCAGCGCATGGGCGCCCTGAATGGGCAAATTCTGGACGCTGACGGCAAGACTTCGCTGCTGGACATCTACAAGACGTTCGGCGTGGTTCGCAAGAAGCTGCCGATGGGCTTGGGCAACCCGGACACTGAGCTGCGTGTCCGTGCCGGTGAAGCGCTCGATATGCAAGAGGAAGCCCTGGGCAGCATCACCAGCACCGGCTCCCGAGCCTTCTGCGGCAAGAACTTCTGGAACAAGCTGATCGTTCACAAGTCGGTGAAAGAGACCTACCTCAACACCATGCAGGCCGCTTCCCTGCGTGGCGATGCCCGTGAAAGCTTCGAGTTTGGCGGGATCGTCTGGGAGCGCTATCGCGGCAAGGTGGCGGGTGTTTCGTTCGTCCACGACGACAAGGCCCTGCTGATCCCTGAAGGCGTTCCGGATCTGTACATCTCGTCCTTCGCACCTGCCGACTACATGGAAACGGTCAACACCCAGGGCATCCCGTACTACAGCAAGATCGAACCGCTGCCGTTCAACAAGGGCGTGGCCGGTGAAGCTCAGTCCAACCCGTTGCACCTGTGCACGCGGCCGCTGGCGCAAATCCTGCTGGAACTCTGACCGTGAGCTTTCGCGACCTGGTCGCCGAAGTCGACGCGGTGGTGTTCGAAACACTGGGCGATACCGCACGGATCGAGGGTCGCGAACAACCAGTGCTCGGCATGTTCGCTGCACCCTGGTTACAGCCGAAGCTCGGCAAGCTGAACACTGGCTTGCGCGAGCCTCGGTTTGAGATCCGCGTCTCTGATTCGGAGGGTCTTGTACGAGGGCTGTTGGTCAGCGTCGACTTGCCTGCTTTGGATGGCGGCGGCGATTACGACCTGCTGCAGTTGGAGCCGAGCGGTGACGGTCTTGTGGCCCTGATCTTGAGGTTACGCCCATGAGTGTCGGTAGCTACTACAAGCCCTCCGCTGGCGGCGGGATGATCTCTATCCAGTCCTCGGCCGCAGATCTCCAGGCGTTTCAGGACTTCGCCAAGTTGGTGCCCAAGGCAGCAGCTACGGCGCAACGTCGAGCGATCAACAAGACTCTGGGGTGGTTGCGCACGCACATCGCGCGGGCAGTCAGTCGCCAGGAGCGCATTGCTGTTGCGGCGGTGCGTCAGCGGTTGCGCAGTTATCCGGTGTCCGGCGGAGCTGCGAGCGGCAAGCTGTGGTTTGGTTTGAACGCCATTGAGTCCAGTCGAATCGGACGAGCGCGGCAGACCGGCAGCGGTGTTTCAGTTGCCGGGCGGCGGTACCAGGGCGCGTTCCTGAAAAAGGTCTACGGCAACAAAGCAGACATCTGGATTCGTACTGCGAGCAAGCATTTCAACGCAGACGATTATCCCGACAGCACGGTGTCACCCGGTCGAGGGCCAAGTTCAGGGTGGGTTGCGGAAAACGGCAGCCGCTTCCCGCTGGCTAAGGCCAAAGTGTCTCTGGAGCAGGCCCGTCCGCACTTTGAAAGCTGGGTACAAAAGGCCGATGAACGCTTACTGGAGATCCTAAAACAGGAACTTAACTTTGAGCTGCAGAAGTACCTCAAGAGGATCGGGTAATGGCTGACGAACCTTTCAGCTTGGATCAGCTATACCAAGCGGTCGAGCAACACCTAGTGCTGCATCTGCAAGGCGTTCAGACAGTAAGGGCCTGGCCGAACATCCAGGACCGCATTGCCCTGCCGGCGGTGTTTTTGGAGCTGGCCGAGATTGAACCAGGTACCGACATCGGCACGGGTGAAACCACGTTGGTGTGTAAGTTCGAGGCGCGGATTATTGTTGACCCGATCCATCCCCAACATCAGCAACAGGCGGTGCAGTTGGTCACTCAGCTTGCTGTTTTACTGAGGGCTCAGACCTGGGGGCTTGAAGTCGAGCCGGCAGAGTTCGTTCAGGCACTACAGGATTGGACCCAGCCAGCGTTGGATGGTTATACCGTCTGGCTGGTGGAATGGGCGCAGCAGGTGTACCTCGGCCCTGAAGAGTGGCTTTGGCCCGATCAGCCTCCCGGCATGCTGTTGTTTGGTTTCAATAACGATGTCAAAGAGGACTTTGTTTCTGCGGAGGATTTGTGAGCAGCTACGTTGCTGCCCAGCACGACCGCATGCTTGCCGGGGTGGTCAAAGATTGCTTTGTGGTTGCGGTCGATCTGGCTGCCTCCCCGCCGGTTTGTCGGGTTTCGGATGGCGAATGGACTAGTGCCTGGGTACGTTGGCACAGTATCGCTGCCGGCAAGGCCAGGCACTGGCGGGCGCCGTCTATGGGCGAGCAGGGGACACTGGTTAGTGCCAGCGGTGACGTGTCACAGGGCACGTTCATACCGGGTTTGTATGGTAATGCCGGCCCCCCGCCGGACAACCGCGATCATGTGGAAGTCTGGCGGTTTGATGACGGCGGTTCGCTGATCTACGACTGGCAAGCCAAGAGCTACAGCATCACTCTGCCCAGCGGCACGGTGACGATCAAAGTCGCCAGTACTGAGGCGGTTATCACGGACAGCGCCGTGAATGTGACCACCGGCAACATCAATCTGAAGGCGGCGGTGACCATCGACGGCGCGTTACACGTCACGAAGGGAATCACCAGTGCCGGCGCGATCATTGACGCTGGTGGTAACAGCAATCACCACACCCATTAATTTCAACCCACAAACAGCCCGCCCAGCGCGGGCTTTTTCATATCTGGAGTCTGCCTTATGAGTAAGTCTAGAACTGATGGCGATTCTGCCGAGACCATTGTGGTTTCGGGAGTGAAGCCTGCGCCGCTGGGGTTTTCCGTTACTGCTAGCGCGGTTGAGTCCATCGGGCCAGCGCGTGTTTTTCGCGACAAGGTTTTCACCTCGCGGACATTGATCCTACCCGGCGGCGGGACACTTGCTGTTGTTGAAGGTCGCGTTACCGCATGTGGCGATGATCAATTTGCGTTCTTGAAAGCGCATCCAGATCTGGAGCAATTGCTGGAGTAATCAAATGATCGGAATGGACCGCCATACAGGCCTGCCCATTTCCGGCGTCGCGCACTTACGCCAGTCCGTTACAGACATCTTGGGCACGCCGTTGGGCAGTCGTCGGCACCGTATGGATTACGGCAGCAAGCTGCGCCGGTTTGTTGACTTGCCCGTTAACGAGGGCTGGAAAAGCGCTGTGCAGGCTGAAATAGCGCGAGCCCTTGGGCGCTGGGAGCCTCGCTTAAAACTGGACCAGGTGCGTGTCATTTCCGTTATCGGCGGGCAAATCAACCTGAAGATCGTCGGGCAGTACCTGGGCGACGGCGTCACGCTAGAGGTGGCTGTATGAGTATCGTTGACCTGTCGTCGTTGCCGGCACCTACCGTGTTGGAGCCTCTGGACTTCGAAGAGGTTTATCAGGAGGGGCTGGGGGTTTTTCGCGGGTACATGGGCAGCAACTGGACTGCCGCACTTGAAAGCGATCCTGTGGTTAAGGTGTTGGAGGCTGGTGCTTACATCAAGGTCGGCAACCGCGCTCGAGTCAATGACGCCGGCAAAGCGGTATTGCTGGCGCACGCCATACGCGGCGACCTCGATCACTTGGGTGCCAACGTCAATCTAAAGCGCCTGGTTATTCAAGCCGAGGATCTGCTGGCGGTGCCACCGGTGCCGGAGGTCAAGGAGGAGGATGACCCGTTTCGTGAGCGCATCCAGTTGGCCTATGAGGGCTTGACCACGGCCGGCCCGCGTAACAGCTACATCCTGCACGCCCGTAACGCCTCGGGCCTGGTAGCGGATGCCACGGCCGAAAGCCCGGCGCCCTGTCACGTTACGGTAACGGTGTTGGGTTTGGACGGGGAAGGCGAGGCCTCCCCGGAACTGCTTGCTACGGTAGCCGCCGCGCTGAATGACGACGACGTGCGGCCGGTAGGGGATCGTGTGACGGTGCAGAGCGCGCAAGTGATCCGCTACCGAATCGATGCCGTGTTGCACATGATCAGTGCGGGGCCTGAAGCGGACGCCAGTTTGGCCGAGGCTAAAAGTCGGTTGGCCGCCTGGATCAACCCGCGCAAACGGCTGGGTATTGAGGTGGCCCGCTCCGGCGTAGATGCTCAGTTGCACGTTGCCGGTGTTTCCCGGGTTGAACTGATCGGCTGGCAGGACTTGGCCCCGACCAAGGCTCAGGCGGCGTTCTGTTCGGGCTATACCGTGACGCTGGCGGGCTGACATGAAGAGCCTACTACCGATCAATAGCACGCAACTGGAGCGCGCCATGGAGGCGGCGTTCTTCGAGAAAACGATTGTCCCGCTGCGCGACCTCTATAACGCTGACACCTGCCCGGTGCATTTGCTGCCACATCTCGCGTGGGCGTGGTCGGTGGATCGCTGGGACTACCGGTGGACCGAGGCGACTAAGCGCGCCGCCATTAAGGCCTCCTATTACATCCATGCCCACAAGGGGACTATTGGCGCGTTGCGGCGCGTAGTCGAGCCCCTGGGCTACCTGATCGAGATTATCGAGTGGTTCAACACGGTGCCGGAGGGCGTGCCGGGGACCTTCGCGCTGAAAGTCGGAGTGTTGGACACCGGCATTACCGAGGAGATGTACCAAGAACTGGAGCGGCTGATTGATGACGCCAAGCCCGTCAGCCGGCATTTGACGGGGCTGGCCATCAGTCTCGAAACCACTGGCGCTATCAACATCTTCGCAAGCGCGTATGACGGTGACGAAATTGATGTTTATCCGCCGGTACTTCGGGACATCGAGGCGACCGGCGTTATCGGTGGCGGCGGTCGCGAACACACAATTGATGACCTTGAAGTTTATCCCCTGACGCCTGCCTTTATCTCGGTTGATTGTTATGTCGGCGTGCCGGGCCGTGAACATTCCATAGACCTTTTGGATGTATACCCATGATTGATGCCAATTCGCAGTTTTTCGCCATCCTTACGGCCGTGGGGGAGGCCAAGCAAGTTAAAGCCGATGCTGGCTTGATGACTTGGAAGTTAACCCACATGGCCGTGGGCGACGCCAATAACACCGATCCAATACCTGATCGTTTGCAGAAGGTGTTGATCAACGAGCGACGCCGTGCGCCTCTGAACATGCTGGGCCCCGATCCGGCTAACCCCGGCATCCTTGTGGCTGAGCAAATCATCCCGTCCGATGAAGGCGGTTTCTGGATTCGTGAGTTGGGGTTGTTCGACTCGGACGGGGATCTGGTGGCGGTGGCCAACTGCGCGCCGAGCTTCAAGCCGAAGCTTTCCCAGGGCGCCGGCCGAACGCAGACCGTCCGCATGAATTTCATCGTAAAGAGTTCCACTAACGTGGTGCTGAATATCGACCCTTCTGTGGTGACGGCAACGCGCCGGTATGTGGACGAATCCATTGCCGGCGCCATTAACAAAATGGATTTTAAACAGTCGGTATTGGTCGCAACCACGGGGCCTGTGGTCCTGGCTGGCGTTCAAGCCATCGACGGTTTCGCGGTGCCAGTTGGTTCGCGGGTGCTGGTAAAAGATCAGGCGCAGGCGAAAGACAATGGCTTGTACGTGGTTGGGGCTGATAGCTGGGTGCGTTCGGTCGACGCGGACACCAGCGACAAGGTAACGCCGGGCCTGATGGTCACAGTGGAGCGCGGCACGGTAAACGCCGATACCGTCTGGCAGCTTGTCAGTGACGGCCCGCTGGTGCTTGGCACGTCTTCTCTGGCCTTCCAATGGCAGGGCGGGCAGAACGCGCCTACGCCACCTGTGGATGACCGCTCTAAGCGGGTAGCCAATACCGAATCAGTCATGGCTCAGATTGAAAGCCAAAACCAGGTTTTTCCTGCTCATGTCTTTCGTAAAAACCGTCTGATCAATGGCAACTTCGATATCTGGCAACGCGGCACGTCCGGCCAGGTAGGCAATGCGTCTGGGCCGCCCCAGGCGGTTTATGGTCCTGATCGTTGGATCGTGTATATGCCCACCAATTCGTCCGCAACTTGGGACCGGATAGCTTTTGAGCTTGGAGGTGGGTTTGATGAGGGCCGTTATGCGTTGCGAGTTACGCGAAGCGGAACTAGCGCCGGCTTAAACATCAGTCAAAAAATAGAAGGGGTTGAGTCGTGCGCTGGCAAGGCCGTTACTATCTCTTTTTATATGCGTTCATCCGTTAATCACAAGTGCGGAGTTATTTTAAGGCATAACTTTGGCGCTGGTGGTTCAGACGGTGGTGCGGGTGTGGGGGAGCAGATTAATGTTACTACGGAGTTTAAAAAGTTTGTAGTCAACCTAACCGTTCCCTCTATCAAAGGTAAGCAGAAGGGTAGTGCCGGCGATTACTTAGAGCTGGTGTTCGGTAGCACTGGCGAGGGTAGCTATAACGTCGACTTGGCGAGAGTTCAGCTGGAGCAAGGCTTCGTTTCAACAGAGTTCGAACTTAGACCGCTGGGCGCGGAGTTGGAGTTGTGCCAGCGATATTTTGAAAAAACGTTCTCGCAAGGAGTTGCGCCTAAAGACGGGGTGGATGTTAACGGCGCGTTGATTTCTGTGGTCTACGTGGGGCAGGGCGGGTCTTCAAGTCAGCCTGTGTCGCATTGGGCATTCAAGGTTGAGAAAAGAACAGTGCCAAGTATTCGCCTCTATCGGGCGATGGGCGGAGGGGCCGACGGTCAATGGCGGTCGGGTAGTGATGTGGTATCAAGCCAAAATGCACGTTCTTTGATTGTGGGTACCCGCCAGGCATCTGTTGATAACAGTGACGTCGGTATTGCTGCGCAAACTTACTACATTCATGCAACCGCTGACGCTGAGCTATAGGAGTCGTCATGAGTTATCGGCTTACTGAAAGTCCAGACATCGTTATTCAGTTATCAGATGGCGCTACGGTTCCTCGCGGTCATAGATTCTGGGTTGAATACGAAAAGTGGATAGAGGCGGGAGGTGTGCCGACGCCGGCGTTTACTATTGATCCGGCCATAGAAGAAAGATCGTGGCGCGACGCTGAAATTGAAAGCGTCAAGTGGTTGCGGGAGCGTCATCGGGACGAGGTGGATTCTGCACGCCCAACAAGCCTGACCCCGGAGCAGTCCGGCGAACTGCTGGATTATGTACAGGCGCTAAGAGATTGGCCTCAATCAGCGAAGTTTCCAGCTCAAAAATACCGCCCTAAAAAGCCCGGTTGGATCGACCAGCAGACCCAGTAACGCGCTGCCTTTTCGGGGCGCTTTTTATTCCATTACGCGTAACACGAACACCCCTCTCAGCCTCGCCGTCGCGGGGCTTTTTCGTTTCTGGAGATTGAACGTTATGAGTTTCTTTCACGGCGTCACCACGACTTCGGTTGATACCGGCGCACGCACCATTTCGCTGCCGTCGTCTTCCATTATCGGGCTGTGCGACACCTTCACCCCGGGCGAGCTGGGCGGCGGCACTGCCAAAGCCGGCGAGTTGAAGTTGATCACCACCGAGCGCGAAGCCATCGCCGCGTTCGGTGCTAATTCGGCGATCACTAAGGCTTGTAAAGCGATTTATACCAAGGCCAAGGCGGTAATCGTCGCTATCGGCGTGCCGAAGCTGGAAGACGCGGCGCTGCAAACCTCAGCGATTATCGGCGGTGTTTTGGCATCGGGTCAGCGCACCGGACTGCAAGCGTTGCTTGACGGCAAAAGCCTGTTCAACGCACAGCCGCGGTTGTTGATCGCGCCGGGTCACACGGCTACTCAGGCGGTGGCCACCGCGCTCGATGGCCTGGCGCAGAAGCTGCGAGCTATCGGCATTCTCGATGGGCCTCGCACCACGGACGAAGCTGCCATGCTTTACGCCGATAACTTCGGCAGTCGCAACCTGTTCATGGTTGACCCCGGTGTTCAGTACTGGGACACCGAACTCAGCAAGACCGTGGACGCCCCGGGTTCAGCCTGGGCTGCTGGCTTGTTTGCCTGGACAGATGCGGAGTACGGCTTCTGGGCCTCGCCGTCGAACAAGGAACTTACCGGTATCACTGGCACGACCCGGGCTGTGGAATATCTGGACGGTGACGCGACGTGCCGGGCCAACCTGCTGAACAACGCCAATATCGCAACGATCATTCGCGATGACGGCTATCGCCTGTGGGGTAACCGCACCCTGTCGAGTGATCCGAAGTGGGCCTTCGTTACCCGCGTTCGTACGCTGTTCATCCTCATGGATGCGGTGCAAGCCGGCCACAAGTGGGCGGTAGACCGCTCGATCACCAAGACCTACGTCAAGGATGTGACGGACGGCCTGGAAGCGTTCATGCGCGACCTGAAAGCTCAGGGCGCAATTATCAACTTCGAAGTGTTCCCGGACACCGAACTGAACACGGCCAGCCAAATTGCCCAGGGCAAGGTTTATTGGCGCATCCGTTTCACCGACGTGCCGCCGGCCGAAAACCCGAATTTCCTTTTCGAAGTCACCGATCAGTGGATGACCGAAGTTCTTGAAGCAGCCTAAGGGGCACCGTCAATGATTCCTCAAACTTTGTTTAACACCAATCTGTTTGTCGACGGCGTGAACTTCGCCGGCGACGTGCCTAGCCTGACGCTGCCAAAGCTGACCACCAAGACCGATGAATATCGCGCTGGCGGCATGGCCGGTGCCATTGAGATGGATCAAGGCCTGGAAAAAATGGAGGCGTCCTTTGTTACCAAGGGCGTGCGCCGTGAGTCGCTGAAGTACTTCGGCCTGGCCGATGGCACCGCTTTTAACGCGACGTTCCGGGGCGCCTTCAAGGGGCAGAAAGGGGCTGTGACGGCCGTTGTCGCCACCTTGCGCGGTCGTCTCAAAGAGGTCGACCTGGGCGACTGGAAAGCCGGTGATCCGGCCGAGATTAAATACGCCATCGCGGTCGCTTACTACAAGCTCGAAATCGACGGGCGCCTCATGTACGAAATCGACATGGTCGCCGGCGTGCAGGTGATCGACGGCAAAGACCAACTCCTCGAAGTGCGCAATGCGCTCGGCCTGTAAGGAATAGATCCAGATGAATCAAGCAACTGCTAAGAAAGTACCGGCCTGGCTGTCGCTCAGCGCGTTCACGGCCGTCGTTACGCTCACGCGGCCAAGCAATGCCAACGGCGTGCTGGTCGAGACATTTACCTTGCGTGCCCCGGCCGTGCGCGAAGTGCGGGCAGCCGATAAGGCGTCGAATGGCGACGAGGAGCAGCGTGAGCTGATGCTGTTCGCTGGCTTGGCCGATGTCGGCGTTAGGGACCTTGAAGGTCTCAAGCTTGCGGACTATCGCCGTGTTCAAGTCGCTTATTCGCACCTGGTGCCCGATACCGACTACACGGCGGTAATGCCATCGTGGTTGTCGGTCACCACCGATCAAGCCCTCGTTACGCTTTCCTGCCCTAGTGAAATCAACGGGGTGACGGTGGATAAATTGGCCCTGCGCTCCCCGACAGTGGGCGATGTGCGTGCGGCGAATCGTGATGCTGCTGGTGATGATGAGCAGCGCGAGCTGGTGTTGTTTGCCGCGCTGTCCGGTGCGCCGGTCGCGGATCTGGAGGGCCTAAAGCTGGTGGATTTTAACCGCCTGCAGGCCGGCTATTTTCGTATGGACCAAGACGACGGGCTTTGATCCTGGCGTTATAAAAATGGCCGCGAAACGTCTGGCGGCGGAAACAGGATTTTCCGCCGCCGAGATTCAGTCAATGCCGTTTGCTGAGATGGTGTGGTGGCTCACGGATTGAGCTGCCGTCGGTAAGGCTGCGCAAATGGGGGCCAAGACATGGCTAACAAACTCGCCCTCGGGCTAGTGATTGGCGGCGCCGTGAGTTCGACGGTCGGCGCTGCATTCAAGGACGTTACGGGGCGAATCAAGCGCCTTGAGGCGGAAGGCAAAAAATCGCGTGTTCTGCAAAGTGCTATCGGCGACACGATTCGCCTGCGCGATGAGTGGAAAAAAGCCCACGATAGCGGTTCAGCAGGGGCTTCAAAGCTGCTGGGCCGGTTGAACTCCAACCTCGACAGTTTGAAAAAGCAGGGGATCGAGGTTGGCCGTTTGGAGAAGGCCTATCGGTCTATGGGGCAAGCGGCCAACAAAGCCGAGCTTAAAGCCAAGGGGCATCAGCAGCTTGATGCCGGTAAAACGGGCATGAAAAGCGCGGTCGGCGCCGCTGTCGTGGGTGTCGGCGTGCTGGCTGTTCCGACGAAGGTCAGCGCGGACTTTGGCGCCATTGTTCGTGACATCGCGATCAAGGCCGGCATTGCCAATAAGCCGCAAGAACAGCAGATGTCGCGCAAGATCATCGACACTTCGCGTGACACCGGCATGGCGCGCAACGACGTCGCCGACGTGGTCAACCAGTTGGTTGGCGCCGGTATGGAGTTGAGCAAGGCCCTGGAATATGCACCGGTCGCGGCCAAGTTTGTCGTGGGCCAAGGGTCGAACGGTGTCGATACGGCGAAGATGATCAATGCCTTGGGGCAAAACGCCAAGATCACCGACCCCAAGCAGATGCAGCAGGCGTTGGAGGCAATTGCCTATCAAGGGCAGGCGGGCAGCTTTGAAGCGGCTGACATGGCTAAATGGTTCCCTGAGCTGTTGGCCAACATGGGCAGCCTGGGCATCACTGGCATGGATGCGGTGACGCAGCTGGGTGCCATGCTGCAAGTGCAGATGAAGTCTGCCGGCGGCGCCGATGAGGCAGCCAACAACCTCAAAAACTGGATGAGCAAAATCGGTTCCGGTGAAACCGTCAAGGCGTATTCGAAGGCCGGTATCGACTACAAAGGCTCGATGCAGACCGGTTTGCAGAATGGTATGTCCACGCTGGAAACCAGCATGGCGTTGGCTCAGAAGTACATCCAAGCCACCGATCCGAAGCGCGCGGCGGCAATGGCCGAGGCGACGGCCAAAATCAGCAAGGAATCCGACCCGGAGAAAGCCAAGGCCATGATGGCCTCGCTGGAGGAGTCCTTGCGCACCGGCGACCTGTTCGCTGACATGCAGGTCAAGGCCGCGCTGTCTGCCTACATGCAAAACAAGGCGCTGTACAGCCAGCTCAAAAACGATTCGCGCGATGCCACCGGTATCCTCGACAAAAACCTCAGCGAGCGGCGTGAGGCGTCGTCGCAGAAGTGGGCCGAGATGGCTCAGTCGATGGATGACGCCATGCGCAGCGTGGGGGATGCCCTGCGCCCGGTCACGGATACCGTGGCGGAAACGCTGACCCGAGTCACCAAGGGCATTACTTCGCTGTCTGACAGCGCGCCAGGAGTGGTGACAGGTATCGCGGCGGTTGGTGGCGGGTTGATTGCGCTCAAAGGCTTGTTTAGCTCGTTCAAAATCGCCAAAGGATTGCTAAACGTCGCGCGGGGCTCGTTGGGCGGCAAGTCCGGCGAAGTGCAAAAAGTCTTTGTGACCAATGCCGAGGACGGCAAGGGTGGCGGCGATGATGCCGAGCCCAAAGGCAAGGCCGGCAAAGCGCTGTCGTTGGTCGAGACCGGGCTCAAGGCGGTAGCGGCCTTTAAGGGCCAGCCTGTCGATGGCGACGACGAAGCGGACGGCGATGGCGACAAGAAGCCTGGAAAATTCGATCTTATCGCGACTGGCCTTAAGGTGGTTTCGCTAGCTAAAGACGCTGTGTCTGGCGACGACGACGGCGGTGCGAGTGGTGACTCGGGGGCCGGTGAAGACGGCGTTAAGAAGGTTTTCGTCGTTAACGCGAGTGCAATGGGTGGGGGCTCAGGAGGGCCAGGCGAAGCACGCCGGCGCGGTCGCGGTTCAAGGCGTAATCCCTCACGGCGTCGGCCGCCAGTGCCACGGCCACCGGTGCTGGGTCCACGTCCGCCGGTACCACGTCCGCCGGTACCGGGTCCACGTCCGCCAGTGCCACGACCGCCGGTACCGGGTCCACGTCCGCCAGTGCCACGACCGCCGGTACCGGGTCCACGTCCGCCAGTGCCACGACCACCAGTGCCGGTCCCGCGTCCACCAGTACCACGGCCACCGGTGCCGGTTCCGCGTCCACCAGTGCCAATCCCGCGCCCGCCGATTCCGCCGGTACCGGTGCCTAGCGGTGCGCTGGCACGGCTGGGTGGGGTAGTGCAAGCGGTCGGTAAGATCGGCAAAGCCGCCAAGATGATCCCCGGGGGCTCGCTGATGGAGGCGGGCGCCATGGCCTTCGACACCTACGAAAACGCCAAAACTAAGGACGAGCAGGCCGAGGGTTATGGTGCGGCCGCTGGCAACCTTGCTGGCACTATGGCGGGCGCTGCGGCAGGGGCCGCTATTGGCTCAGTGGTGCCGATCATCGGTACCGCTATTGGCGGGCTGGTGGGCGCTTACTTGGGCAGCATGGGTGGTTCTGCCCTGGGCGGCGCTGCGGGTAAGTCGTGGTTTGGCGGGGATGACGAAAAGCCCGACCCACCGGTAACGCCATTGCTGATGGCCCCCCGGACGGGGCCAGCTATTCCAAGTCTGGCCACCATGGGCAAGTCATTTGATGGCGCGAGCGGTACGGGGGCGCTGCTGATGGCGCCGGCAACTCAGGTGCCCGCGCCGGGGGATGCAGCGCGCTCCCTGGCAGTGTCTGCGCCGGCCAAATCGGCGGCCGTGGCAATTCAGCCCAAAGAGCGTGAGAAGCCTGTTCCGGCGAATGTGGATCAAAAGTTTGAGTACTCGCTGAGCATGCCGGTAACGGTGCAAGGGGATGTGAAAGATCCACAACGCTTGGCGCAGGACCTCATGCCGCATATGCGGCTAATGATGGCGGATGCAGCGAAACAAAACGCCGCGAAGCTTTACGACGAACCCCATCTGTAAGGAGGCCCCATGGCGTACATGGAACAAATGCAGTCAGGCCTAAAGTACCTGGTCGAAGCCGGGGAGACTGGGCGGCGCAGTGCTGACGGCATGCTGGGGCCGGTGAATGGCGCCATTCGAGAGTTAACCGGCGCCGCATCCGAGTTGGAAAACATCCCGTTCGTGGGGCCGGCAGTCGGCGCCAAACTACAGCGGGTAATGCGTGGCGTGGACGCAGCACAGGCCAAGGTCGGCCAGGTAGTAGCCGTGTACGGCCGTGCGACACGGGCAGCCGTCGAGGTGCAGGAACGTATGGGCGTGCTGAAGGAACAGGCGGGCAAGGCTGCGACGGCGATCAATAACATCGCCGGAAAGGTGAGTCCGTCGCTGGCCAACATCGTGCCCACCAGTGCGTTTGCCACGGATGCCACTCCGGCGCCGGAAGCGGTGAAGCCGTTCCCTCACTTGCTTATCATCCAACCCCGTGACCCCAAGGAGCAGCCCTATTACTTCAATCTGGACACTGCGGCCTTTGACGAGCTGAGCCGCTCTGCTGAATTCCGCTGGGCCTCACAGGAGCGCCTGTCGCGCCGCCCTGCGCAGCAGGCCGTAGGCATGGGCGATGAAAAGTTAACGCTCAAAGGTACGATCTACCCGGACTTCAAGGGTGGGCTCAAGCAGCTCGACACGTTGCGCAGCATTGGGGCGAGGCTTCAGCCGTTGAGCCTGACCACGGGCTATGGCGATGTGATCGGCACCTGGTGTCTGAAAAGCATCAACGAGGAACAGGGCGCGCTATTGCACGGCGGAATTCCGCGTAAACAAGGGTTCACTCTGGAGTTTGTGCGCTATGGCGACGACATGCAGAACGTCTGACGGGGACATGCTCGATGTCATTTGCAATAACGTTTATGGCCATCTGAACGGCAGCACCGAGGCGGTGCTGGACGCTAATCAGGGGCTGGCCGACGAGCCCCAGCCCTACCGCGCCGGGGTGGTGATCTATTTGCCGGATCTGCCCAGCCCAACGGGGGAGGGCATCAGCTTGTGGGATTGACCTCGACCGTTGCCAGCGACGCGTTGCGTTACACGTAACGGCCATTTGTTTTTTGACCCGCCAGGTGCGGGTTTTTTTTGGACAAAATCCATGACCCCTATGTTTCGAATCGTGGCTGATGGCGCCGATGTGACGGCCAAAATCAATGATCGGTTGTTGTTGCTGCGCACCTCTGACAAGCCCGGTATGGAGTCCGACGAGTTTGAGTTGCGCATTGATGACCGGGACGGCCAGGTGGTGCTGCCTCGGCGCGGCAGCTCTATCGAGATCTACCTGGGCTATGCCGAAACGTCCTTAGTGCGCTTGGGGCGTTACGCGGTGGATACGGTCGAAGTGTCGGGGCCGCCGGATACGATAGTGATTAAGGGCAAGGCCAGCGACATGCGCGGCAGTGGCAAGACCATCCGTAGCGGAAGCTGGGAGGATGTGCCGCTGTCGAAGATCGTGGCCGATATCGCGGCTCGCAATGGTTGGCAAGCGGTGTGCCCGGTGGCTACCAAAGTCGCCCGGGTGGACCAGCTCAACGAGTCCGATTTTAATTTCATCACGCGCCTGGCCAAGCAATACGACTGCACGGCTAAGGTGGCCGACGGCAAACTGTTGGTGATGCCGCGTCAGGCTGGCCAGACAGCCAGCGGCAAGGCGTTCGGCGCGATTACTCTGACCCGTAGCGACCTCAGCCGATGGCAATTCAGCCTTGGGGATCGCAACTCGCACAAGGCCGTGGCGACCAAGCATCAGAATAAGAAGGACGGCAAGTTGGCAGTCGTCACCGTTGATAACGACGACGCGCCGGATGGATTGCCGGCGGTGCATACCGACCGGCATATCTACCCGAACAAGACCGCCGCCGAGGCTGCCGCAAAAGCTCGGTTAGCGGCGTTCAATCGCTCGACCGCCGACGTGCGTTTCGAGATGCCTGGCCGGACAGATATTTTTGCCGAACGCCTGATCAACGCCCAGGGCTTCAAGATCGGCCTTGATGGTGAGTATTTGGCGGACTCGGTGGAGCAGGTGTTCACCCAATCCGGCTGGTCGACCACCGTTGAGTGCAATGCCGGCAAGAAGGGCAAATCCAAGGGCAAGGCAAAGAAAGATAAACCCCCGCTCAAAGTCGTGAACGTGAACGCGCCTTAAAGCATACATCGCCGCCTCAGGGCGGTTTTTTTATATCTGGAGTTTGTATGTCCGTCACCGAACAACAGCTGCAACGCATCATGCCGAACGCCCGCCGCCAAGCGGGCGTTTTTGTATCTGCTCTGAACACAGCAATGACAAATCGACAGATCAACACACCGAAGCGTCAGGCCGCGTTCCTGGCCCAGGTCGGTCATGAGTCGGGTCAACTGCAGTACGTCCGCGAGCTGGGGGGTGATCAGTACCTGAGCAAATACGACACCGGCAACCTGGCTACGAAGCTCGGTAACACCCCGGAAGCCGACGGTGATGGTCAGCGCTACCGTGGCCGTGGACTGATCCAGATCACCGGCCACGACAACTATCTGCGCTGCAGCCTGGCACTGTTCGGCGATGAGCGATTGCTGCGCACACCCGAGCTGCTCGAGCAGCCGCAATGGGCAGCAGAGTCGGCGGCGTGGTTCTGGTCCGTGAATGGGCTGAATGCGCTCGCGGATCAGGACCAGTTCAACACCATCACCCGCCGGATCAATGGGGGCCTCAATGGCCTGGAGGATCGGCTGCTGCTGTGGGCCAGGGCGAGGGCGGTGTTATGCGTTTCTTCGATCTGATCCCCGCGCAGTTCCGTTTCGCCGCCGTCGGCGTGCTGTTGTTGATGGTGATTGCCGGATCTGCTGCGTTGGCCTGGACAGCCCAGGACTGGCGTTATGGCCGCGAGCTGGAGCGCCAGGCCCGGCTGCAGGCGGACACCCTTAACGAGTTATCCCAAGCGTCTGCCGCCGTACAGCGTACCGAGCAGGACAAGCGCCTGGCTCTGGAGCAGCGTCTGCAGAACAAAGACGAAACCCACTACAAGGAATTGACCGATGAGCAAGCCAAGCAGGCTCGTCTGCGTGATCGCCTGGCTACTGCTGATCTGCGGCTGTCAGTCGTACTCGCCGCCACCGAAACCACCGGCAGCTGTTCAATGTCAGCTACCACCGCCACCGGCCGCGTGGTTCATGGCACCACTAGAGCCCAACTTGACCCAGCGCATGCTCAACGAATTATCGGAATCACCGGTACCGGCGACCAAGGATTGATCGCCCTGCGGGCCTGTCAGGCCTACGCGAAAGAAGTCTCTACACCGAAGTAAAAGGAGCGGCCGGGCAGGATGCGTCAACATCCAACCCGGCCACCTTCCCCGCAGAACGTCCCTGCAAGTCCAGCCAAGGCTCCTGCTTCGTGCACAAAGCGGAGCGAGCCTAGCACTGTTTATCCATACAGCAAAGGTCTTGCTTTTATATGTCCACACCCATCATTCCTTGGATGGGCGGCAAACGCCGCCTGGCCGACCGCCTTATTCCGCTCTTCCCACCTCACGAATGCTACGTCGAAGTCTTTGCCGGCGGTGCCGCGCTCTACTTCATGCGTCCGCAGGCCGCGCCTGTTGAAGTCCTCAACGACATCAACGGCGACCTGGTGACGCTTTACCGCGTCGTGCAGAACCACCTGGAAGAATTCGTGCGCCAGTTCAAATGGGCGCTCAGTTCCCGCCAGGTGTTCGAGTGGCAGAAGATGACCCGCCCTGAAACCCTCACCGACATCCAACGCGCCGCACGATTTTTCTACCTGCAGCACCATGCCTTCGCCGGCAAGGTGACGGGGCAGACGTTTGGTACTGCGACTACTGGCCCGGCCATCAACTTGCTGCGGATTGAGGAGAATCTGTCTGCAGCGTGGCAGCGGTTGTCTGGCACCTACGTTGAAAACCTGCCCTGGTTGGACTGCGCCGAACGCTACGACCGTGCCCATACCTTCCACTACATGGATCCGCCTTATTGGCAGACGGCCGGTTACGGTGTGGACTTTCCCTTTGAGAATTACGAGCGCATGGCTGACTTCATGCGCCGCTGCAAAGGCAAGGTCATGGTGAGTATCAACGACCACCCTGATATCCGGCGGGTATTTGAAGGGTTTCACTTTGAAACGCTGGACATCCGCTACAGCAGCACCAATCAGCGGCAAGGGAAAACTGAGATCAGTCAAGAACTGGTGATCATGAATTGGGATCCGGTATCCTCTGGAGGATTATTTTAGAAGGCGTAACCAGAATGGTAGGGCAAGCACCGTGCGTGACCGGCAACCAGTGAATACGGTGACTGCCGGCTAATCGCGTTCGCAAAGAAGATCGGTATCCGGTAGTGTTAGAGAAGCATTGCATACCATCGGAGTCGTATTGGATGCATCAAATTCGATGGAAACGCTGTGTGGCGGCTCGATACATAAGCCAGCCAAAGCTATTTTTTAATTCTAGCTAATTCAAAGGAATGTCTATGAGCAGCTCGGCTCAAAACGGTAATGCAAACTTAAATAATGGTACTAGTCAGAATGAACTTAGGCGAACATTTATTGCAATGTTGTTTGCCCTGGTCGCAGCGACTATAGCTCAGCAAATAGCTGAGCTATTATTTGTAATCACCGGTGGTTGGGATTTGGCCTCCAGTCCACCGAAGATGTGGGAAAATTTACTTTCCGGCAATGGGCTGCTGTTTGCATCGCTTGCGCATTCTTTTCTGGCATTACTTATGGTATCGATGAGCTGGGTTATGTGGTCTAAGTCTCAAGCTGCCGGCCATAAGACTGAGATTGCAAATATTTTTTCGAAGGAGTTTGTGCTCTTATTAATCGAAGTGTTCCTTGTCGTCCTGTATTTTGCTATTGCCAAAACAATGGAGCAAAATTTTACGGAGTATATGAAGGATAAGCAAATCTCTACATATGTTGGAGTGGCATCTGCGCGTCCCGAAGCACTCCAAATGATGTGGGTGTTTTCCGTCTTCTTTGTCTGGGACGTGATTGTAGATGTTATCTATAGTCCACGTACGCCCCATCCCGTTCTTATTCGGGAAAGGTTTTACTCTTTCATTCAAGGGCTTTTGACATACTGCTCTATCTCATTGCTCTGTGTTTTCGCTGCTTGGATGGTTAGCCGAGCAGCGCCATCTGCCGGTACTCCATACGAAGCTCTATGGGGCGATATATCGCTAATTGCTCTTCTTTTGTTTTTTGCATTGGGTAAACAACTCGAATACTTCGCGATCAAGCTTTTTCCAGGCGAAGATAGCCGCAAAAATACTAAGCGTGACCGACCGCCTTCAACTAAGGCGGCGGTAATGATGGTTTTCCTATCTGCTGTTTATACTTATTCGATGATGGTGTTGATATGGCCGCCGAGCTTCCTAAAATAATTGGCTTAGTAGGGCCTATTAGAGCCGGTAAAACTACGGTTACAAAATATTTGGTTGAGAAGTACGGATATATTACCGCTTCCAACTCTGACGTGCTTAGGGAAATACTAGACGGCATGGGAATACCTTCTAGTCGGGAAAATTTGGGAAGGCTGGGTAATTCGATTTTTAAAGTTCTGGGAAATGACATTATCGCCAAGTACCGCCTCGATAACCTTAACTTGGGGCGGATAGTTGTCGACGGTATTCGTTATCCAGAGGAGATAAAACGCTACTCTGAAGTTGAGAGTTTTAAACTTTTGGCTGTCACAGCAGGTGCGGATGTGCGTTTTGACAGAACGCTCAGAGACCGGACAGAATTGAAGGATGTGGGTATTTCTCGTGAAGCGTTTGATGATTTAGTATTGTCGAGAAGTGAGCTGGACGTTCCTCAGCTTGTGTCAAGAGCGGATGAGGTAATTATAAATGAAAGAAGTTTTGAGAGTCTAAAACAAAGGATTGATCAGACTCTGAAAAAATGGAGTTTTGACTCCTAAGTGAGGCCTAGAAGTTGTTTTAAAGTTTTTGCGCAGGACTCCATCTGCGCTTCAACTTTACCAAGTATCCAGTACTCATGATTTAGACATAAATCACTTGAATCATGGATTCTGAGTATCTTGAAACCGCAGTCTTGTATGTCTGAAGCGAGTTTTTCTCTGGCAGCGATGCTGCGCCGATATACGTTGGCGACAATGACTCCCGTTGCTTTTAAAGTCCTGCTCAGTTCGGTTAGTTGAGCTTTGTAAAATGGGAAGTGCAGTACAAATACGGCAATTACCATTTCGAAATAGCCTTCTTCATAAGGAAGACTGCATGCAGTGTCAGAGAAGATATAGCAGTCAAGTTCGTTGCTAGAGTGGAATTTGACTACTATCTCATCCGCATCCGATAGGACGTAATGCATTCCCAGCGCAGCATTGACTTTAAATACGGGGTTTTTGCCTGCGCCGATTTCTAGAAGGCTGGAGGGAGCGATTTTAATAGCTAGCGATTCAAATAGAGAGCGGACTTTACCATTCGCGGGGCTTATTAATTCAGGGAATTGGGCGCGAGCGCGGCAGAGGTTACTGACTTCTATCGGCTTCAGCTCGTCGAGGTGCTCAGTATGAGTGTAGAAGTAATCCATGAACCTGAAATATTTTGTGCCTTGAAATGTTGTCTCGCTTGGTCCTTTCTCAATTTTTTTATATTTGAGAACACCAGGTTCGATCATTTCAAAATCTTCTTCGTTCATAATCCAGTCCCTCGGATCCTAATTTTTTATAAATATAAGAATATCTTCGCATTTGACTTTTGCCATTAAACGCCTGCGACTTATTTTTATGTTTCTTTCTTTCCTTAGCGCTAGAGTGAATCCCTGATTGATTGCCGAAAATATTAACTCGTCAGTAGTTGAGGCTCTTGCCTGCGATTCACCCACGACTAATGCCATAGATGAGCCATTTTTAAGTATGCGAAAACTCTGTTTGAAAAAGCTAGCCATGAAGCTCATATATAATTCATGACTGTTTTTTCTAGAGCGATTTGATCTGGCCCCTGACTCGGCAGAGCGAAGCTTCTCGAAGTCTCTAAAGCCCAGCCGTTCAGCAGCAAGCTCGTCTTTATCGAACCACAGGTAACTGAGCCGTTGTGACTTTACATAATCGGCTACACCGTAATAAGGCGGGGAGGTCATGATGAAGTCAATGTGATCGTTCGGAATAGACTCCATGTTCGCGACACAATCACCGGCAAGCAGTTTGTAACGAGATCGAGTCTGTGTTCTCGTTTCCTTGTCTACGTGAACTTGAACCGCTTTGTGAGAAAGCTGAGTTAACTTAAGATATTCATTGGTAGCATTGCGGAACGTTAATAGTGCATCTTTTGGAACTATTTCGGACGGTTTTGGTTTTACGTTATCGCAAACCCATCCCCAATGACGACCCTGTGAAGACGTGTTTTTCAGTATTCCGGAAAAAATTGCAAGCAAACATTTTTTTAGTTGTAGGCTTTTAGTTTCGAGTATTGAAGATAATAAGCGATTTAATATGAATAGTGTGTCCGGGTGATACCAAGCACGCAGTTCCTCCTCGTGAGGATGAGGTTCTGCTAGTTTTGTCCCAAAAAGATTTTCCGATTCGTTGATAGTAATATCAATTTGCTTTCGAAGACTTTTTGGATCGGGAAAGTAAAGCTTTGCTTCACTCATAAGTAATGCAATTGGGTTTGTATCCATCCCAATAAAGTTTCTACCTAGCCTGACTGCCTCTACCCCCGTTGTTCCGGATCCGTTAAAAGGATCTAAAACAATATCTCCTTTTTTCGTAAAAGCAGGAATTAGTGTGCCGGGAATCGCCGCAATATAGGTTGCTGGATACCAATGGAGTGAGTGGATTCCCGAATTGCTGAGATTTGGGAAAGACCAATCTATGTTTTCTAGATGCTCAGTTAAGTTCAAATGGGAATTCATCCGTTTCGGCGTAGAAGCTTCCTTTATATGTTTCCGGAAATTCAGCTTCAAAAATATCGACTTCAAAAAGGTCACAGAATGCCGTCGTGACCTTTTTTCTCCATTCGATTATATCTGGCAATAACATTTTAGGTTTGCCTGGTGTCTTCTTAATCAGCGAAATCATACAGCTAGTAGAGTTTTCGCCGAGAATTACTATCCCCTTGTAATTGTCAAAAAGTACCTTGATTTCACGACAAATTAGACCTTTTTCATTCCATACGAAATAGGTTGGATCATTGAATGGTACATCCACACGATGTAAAATGTACTCGGCGATCTCCGCGTTCTTAAGTTTTTTGGAGGTGTGAAAGTTTTTAAACCATACGTAATCAATAAGGTGATATTCGCATCCGGAAATGAGCTGCTGTGCCAACGTTGCTGTGCTCGGGTGTTTGCGAAGTTTCTCCTCAAACTCCGGCTCAGTCATGTGCCAATTTTCAAGTGTGATAACTTCATTTTCAACTGCTCGGCGAACTAAATCCGTTTGGAGCGCGTTGTATGGGATGCATTCAGGGTGTGCAATTATCATTGTATAGATGCGCTGCCTGAAATCTATCCATTTTCTTAGCGGCTCAATAGCTGCTTCGCTAAAGATAAGTCCAGATTTCTCGTTCAACTTCATGCATTTGCGCAGTTCAACTATATTTTCTCTAGCATTGTCCCATCCAAGCATCGCTGCCATTCGATGGACGTTGTCGATGTTATCGATATCAATGTCCGCGGATACAGCGCTGTGGAATCCAGGTTTTGGACAAACTAGATTAATCACCGCATCCTGGTTGACGTTGTGTTTGCGCAAAATCTTCTCAAGTTGCAACTGCTTGCCTGGGACAATTTCTAGATACGCATTATCTTTGTTGAGCGCTCCACTTATTAAAGCTGACAGCGTTTCCTCATGATTAAAGTTAGGGGCGACACGTTTGAGTTCGGATTCCACGAGATGGCCATACGGTGGAATGGCTGCATCATGTAAAATTGCCGCGGCGAGTAGTGCCTTTGTTGCATCTATACTTAAATTGCTTTTGTGTGCTAACTCTACAGCAAGATAAGTGACCCCAATCGAGTGTGGGAGGCGTCTGGATCTTCCGAGTTCTTGAATAAGAGGCACATCAAAATTCATTTGACGCATGTTTCGTAGCCGGTGAATCTCCGGGCTATCTATCAGATCTGCGAGTAACGAAGTTAGGCTTTCATCTGAAAACCTCATGAGCCCATGTAAGATGTCGTGGAATTCCATATGGCCCTTCATTTCAAACGTAGCGGGGCGTAAACCCAAATTGGTCAATTGTACACGCTAAAGGTGCGTATATCACAGGCCACTCAAGCGATCCCCCCATGCCGCCAGGGACGCTACACCCATGACTGACCGATTTGCACCCTTGATTTCGACATCTTTGGTCAGCACTGTCAGTGCCAGACCAAGCAAGGCCTGCCTGAGCAAGGGGTCATCTACAACCTTCCTGGATATCCAAGTGGCTTTTCCCCGGCAGCGGCAGACCGCATAAAGGCCGTACCTACGTAGGTGAGGCGTTGAACTCCATGCGCCCGAATGTCTACCCGGTCAAGATCACCGCGCAAGCTTGCAGGGTCGAGCGCCCTTGACCGCGACCTAGCTGCAGTAAATCGCCTAAACAAGATACGTTTTTCACCGGGATGCGTTGCGCTCATGTGAGGGAGTCACCACCAATGAGGGGGCCTTAGATACCACAAATGTTTTGTGGAAAGCAGAGTGGCTGGCTGATTTTTAGGGCAAATTTAGGGCAAATTGAAGACCGCTATAGGCCGTTGCTGGCCTTTCAAACGAGGCATTAGCCCCATCAATAATGGGCTGTAGCGGTCTGCGGTCTAGTCTGATCGGGTTCGAATCCCTATCTCTCCGCCATTACATAGAAAAAGCCCCGTAGCTGAATAAACTGCGGGGCTTTTTCGTTTTCAGCCTTTATTAACGGCTGCTTCAGGGAATTGTTGTAGTCCTGCCTAACGCTGAACAAGGCGCTCAGACGCTTTGCGATAAGCCTGATCTCGTTCACGTTTATCGACGGCGACCACGAACACCGTAACTTCCTGATCTATCACTTGATACACCAGCCTGTATCCGCTGCTATGCAGTTTGATCTTGTAGCAGTCAGGCAGCCCATGTAGGCGGTTAGCCTCAATACGTGGGTTGTTCAGGACTTCGACCAGCTTCTTCTTGAGTTGCTGACGGAGGGTGTCGCCGAGTTTCTGCCATTCCTTCAATGCACGCGCATCAAAATCAAGGCTATAGGTCATCCAAAGAAACCCTTACGCGTTGAGGCGATGCAAGACGCTCACGTACGGTCGCCATCAAGGCTTCATCCTCTTCAGTCATCAGCACAGGCTTAAATGGCAACTGGCCGCGTTCGGCAACATATTGCAACGCCTGACGTATCAGTTCAGAAGGTGTGACACCGAGTTTCTCCAGCTCTAGGTAGGCACGAGCTTTCAGGTCGTCATCGATACGGATGTTGATAGATGCCAAGAGATAGCTCCTTGTGTAATGACGTTGGTCATTACATTGGAGCAATCGGGTTTCATTGGCAAGTCTGTCTGGACATACGGCAGTCGCTCTCATCTGTTAATCCTACTTCTTGGCCGTCGGCTTTGCCGGGCGCTTTTTATCGGTTTCCTTCACCGTTTCCCTTGGTCTTCTCTTCGCCTCTTGCTCTGTTACGTATTCACCAGTGACCGCATCGCGATATCTCGTTGGCATATCAGCACCCTTGACAGTATGTCGCCACGGCGGCGACCTTTTGAGGCTAGCTTGCAGGCTTATGCACACAAGGTTCCTGGTGGGGTTCTGGTTACCAAGCTTTTCCGAAACAGGTGCTTACGTTGTGCAGGTTCGGCAGTTTTCGTGCAGGGTTGCGTTGGCTGGGGTTACATCATGAATAAGATCACCGCTGATTCTACCGAAGGGCACGCACGCAAAATCTTTTGCGTAGCCGATGATGTCGGCACCGAAGAAACCCTTATAAACGCCACCGAAACCCTCTCATCCGCCCTTCAATCCGCCTACCAATGCGCCGAAGATCCAGTCAGCACGCAGTCGCCCGTGATCATGGCCCTGGCTCAATTGATTGAGAACGCGCAAGCCTTGGTGGATGACGTCCTCGAGCATGACTTCCCCACGGCCAAATAA